GTTCGGTTGCTCAAGAGTCACGTCGTAGATGACATACAGATTACCGAGTTTCACAGGCGTGGCCGGCGTTGTCACGCCGGTCGTGCTAACCTGCACACGGCACCAGTCGTAGAGGAGCTCATCGCGCTCCACGACCGGGTCCGAGTCAACCCTAATCATGTGCTTCTGCGTCAGCGTCATCTTCTTTGCACACTCAATCGGATGCAAGAAGCTGACTGAAGGCTTGGCGTGCGTAGAATACGCACTATCCTTAACCTCCTGATCTGTATCGAACGGTGGTCGATTCATATCATACTGACTCGAGATAGTCACATCACCCAACGCAGTACCGGTCGCGTAGTCAGACGAAGTTGATTCGTACTGAAAAACACAGCCGTTGAGCTGGTAGGCTTGAAAACTCGGAGCCACCTGAGACAGCCATGGAAATGTCCGACTCAGGCCCGGATTCAGGTTAAACGATTGCGTAGCAAACGTCGTACCCGAGGCCGGCGTCATAATGGCCGTAACGAACTCGCGGTGTTGAACGCGGGGCCGTGGGCCTTCGAAAGCATATTGCGTGCCTTCGAGATTCATGACGGGATGATCAAATGAGTCCGCGTTGAATAGAGTATTTTTACGCGGAGTAATGAGGCAGTTCGCTTTTTGCGTACTGTAATCCCCACCACCAAAGAGGCGGCGGAATGCCTTGACCGACCTTCCGATCGAGTCAACCACTCCGCCAACCTCCTTGCCCAGGTTGCCCCCAAGAGTAGCATAGTCACCGCGACCTTTCAGTTGCACGATGGCTAGCTTCTTCTTCGAGGGTTGAACAGCCTGCACTTTAGCCGCATTCAACGCGGCCTTTAGCGCAGCGGCCTTCTTGGCTTTGTTCTTGTGTTTCGCCATTGCACGATTGTTATTCACTCACGTACTCAGCGGAAACACGCTGAACGCAGCCAGAAGGCCATTCAAGAACATTGTTTAAAGGCACAAGTTCACAAAGCCCAACGACACTTAGCACGCCGCCTCATAGCCAGTGTGGATATTCTGATACGCTGCGATCGAACGCACACGCTTCGAATCCACCTGGTGAAGCAGACGCACGAAATCACCAAATCGAGGGTGAAAAACGTACTCCGTGCAAAGATTGTCGAGGGTGTCCGCTAGGTACTGCACTTGGGATTTCTCCATCTTGTACAATCCAAACGCTGACTTATTGAAGTTGAGCGGGACACTGACCCATTGAGACTCAGGCCCTGAGACCTGGCAGAACTTCATCGAGCA